GTCTCGGTACTGCTCTTGTCCCTTGATAGTCTGGCATGTTTCATTCCTCCTTTTGATTAGGCAAACAGCCCTTCGATAACTTCCAAATCGCTTGTTGATGCTTCCAGCGCCTTGCCAATAATAGAACCGCTCACGGTTGCGCTGATCTTCCCGTCATTGGCCCCGTAAACATTGCCTCCGGCGCTGATCGCCCCGGCCGCAACCATCTTGAATGTCCTGCCGGAACTCTTTAAATCAACGCTGACATGCTCGCCCACAGCGGCCTTGGCCGCGGTGATCCCGATACAAGCTTCGCCCGCATCGGCATATTCCACCTGCGAACCGCTTCCGGTACTCAGCTTGACCCTGCGGTACGCTTCCAGTTCCTCTCCTGCTACAAATGCTTTTGATCCAATATTGAATTGAGACATTGCACTACCTCCTTTTGGTTATTTTCTTTTGTCCGCTGTTGCCTTAAGGGCATCGGTCGTACTGCACCCGTGATCTTTCTGATACTGCCGCGCGCGCTCCAGATGCGTCGTCTGCTTCTTTGCCGGTTCCTCCTCCTCATCGGGCCCCAAAGGCGGCACAGATGCTTTCTGCAGGCCATCAAGCTGTTTCTCCTGAAACTTGATGACCGCATTTTCAAACGTCACACCGTTCTCGACCGCCTCGACGGCGATATCGGACATATCCTTGAACACCTTTGATTTCTTCAAGATCGAAACCGCCCGTTCGCGCTCTTTTTTTATTCCCTCTTCGACTCCTAGCGCATGAATGGAGTCGTAAAGGCCGGAATGTTCCGCCTTAAGCTTTTCCATCGTGATTTCTTCTGACATTTTCTTTTCCTCCTTGTTTTTATTAGCCCCATACCTTTCCAAAAACGCGATCACCTTCTCAACCGATTCCGGCTGGCTCAGGAATCTATCTAAAAAGACCGTCATCTCCGCGGACGGCCGGACGCTTTCCGAGAAAAACGGCATCCCGAAAAGACCGTTATTTGCCGCGGGATCATCCACGACATCCACGGACATAAGTTTCTTAACGCGGATAAAAGGCGGCAGATCCTCGCCGTCTTTTGTTTTTTCTTCGCGGAATTCCTCATCCCAGTGAATAACCATCGAAGATCCGAACGCCTGAGGATCGCTCTCGGCAAGGTTCATGACATATCCAGCCAAGTCGCCGTCCGGCGTTTCATGAGCGGTCGAATCAATATGCAGGTCCGCGCGGACGATATCACCGTCCCTCCTGAAATTTTTCGCCCTTCCCAAGAACGTACCGAGCGCGGTGCTCGACATATTCGGATGACCGAACCTCGATTTGACCCCGGCTTTAACCTTGTTGCCCATCTCAACCACCGAATCCAGCGCTATGTCATCGAACTCACCCCTTTCGTCATGCGTGACCCCTTTGGTCACGACTGCAAACCCCTCGATAACCTCTTCCTTGCGGTTAACGCGCACATCGCCGCTTCTGACGACGTCCGCTCTGAAATAAATATCTTTATTCGCCATCTCGCACCTCTTTCACATCGGTAAAGGAAACGTCGACCTCAATCGGCATTGCCATTTGGCTTTTTGCTCCCGCCAGAATCCTCTTCGCCTTCTTCACCGGTGTTTTTCTGCTTTTCTTTTGCTTTGTTTTCATCCTGCACCTCAAGTCCAAGCTTCTTCATCTTCTCCTGCTCGCGCTTGCGCTGTTCGAAACACTCTTCCCAATCCTTGCCGTCCTGCGCATAAAGATCGGAATAGGTCACGATGCCGTTTCGCAAACCCACCTCCGCGGCCTGTGCCTCTTTAAGCGGATCCACCCATTCCCAACCCGGCGCGATCCATGAAGCTCCGGCCCACCGCTGTCTTTTCTCGTAAAAAGTCTCAGCCGAGATGTCGCCCTTTAAGTACGCCTCTTCCAGCAACATATCCCAGACCGGCTGGCAGAATTTCTGAGCCAGCCATTCCTGACGCATTCGGAAATAACGCCGCGCTTCCAAAAGAGCCGCCCGCGCGCTGGAATAATTTGTTTTCGAGAAGTCCTTGGCCACGAGTTCATACGGAAGTCCCAATGCCGCAGAAATTGCCTTCAGAATGCGGTCAACGAACGGCTCGAAACTCGATCCCGGCCGCTGGGGATTAAACGATGTGATGCTTTCGCCCGGCATCAAGTGCTTGATCATGCCCGGCTCAAGACTCTCAATAAACTGACCTGAAGGATTTCTTTCATAAGCACCGCCCGCTGAAACGTCCATAGACGCTTCCGAGGTTATAAAAAGCGAGAAACACGCGGCGATCCTCGCGGCCACGAGTTCGGCTTCCGCGTATTCCCCGAGATCCTTGAAATAAGATAAAACCGGCGCAAAGAACGGCACCCCGCGCGTCTGTCCCGAACGTAAAACGTAGTAGAGGTGAAAGACATTGCGCCTGCCGTATTCATTAAACGCCGGAATCTCCATGAATTCTTTATCGCCGCTCTTGGCAATACGCGACTCGCCGGGATGCGTCTTCTGAATGAAATACGAAACCGCTTCGCCCTTTTCGCCTATGCGCACGCCCGCGCGTATTGATTTGTCTCCCCGTTTATCCGAAGGCGTATCCAGCCGGTCAGATTCGATCACCTGCAACGCCGTTCTATACGGCCGCGAAGGATCCTCGATCATCATCGGAACGATCAACGCCTCCCCGTTTTCGAGAATCTGACGGTCGACAAGCTGTTGGATCTCGTAAAAGTCCATGCGCCTGCCTGCATCCGCATATGGAATCCATCTCTTCCAGATACGCTCCGCGTCTTTCTGAAACTTTGCCGTTTCTTCTTCACCAAGCCCGATCTCATCCCTGTCGATACGCGACTGCGGACGAATGCCTGATCCGACCACATTGGTGGTCATGGTGGAGGTAATGCCGGATGCGTGCGCATCGTTTCGGTTTAAATCGCGGCTCCGCTCGCGGATATCTTTCAACTCCGGTAAAAGGTCAGCATCCGCAGAACCGCCTCCGGGCATCCACGATGAACGAAGACGATCGCGTGACGCGCCTTTATAAGAACTAAACGATCTGGTGACTTTTATAGCTTCGCGGTACATGCGCCGTTTAAGGCCCGCGCGCGGTGAGAAAAAAGAAATAAGGCCGTCCAAGCCGTTGGATAGTTTTTCGGTCAGCGGTGTCTTCATGACGGCCTCCCGAATGAAGCGTATGTGGTCGCCCCACCTGAACCGGCGATCTCGCGGCGCAATTGATCGCGCCATTTTATAAGCCCCGGCAGTTCCGAACGATGAACGCTCCTCCCACCAATCGAATACGATTGAACCGCGCCATTGTTTATAAAAGTGTTAATGGCGTTCTCGACGTTTTCGAGCATTTCTTGTTTTGTGGGTGCGGCCATGCGTCCTCCTCTTGAACCCAATAAAAAAGCCCGTTCCGGCTGGTGCACCAGAACGAGCTTTTTATTGCTATTGGGCGCGAAAACGGTGATCAGCCGTCTCGCAAAAAGTGTATCTATTTCAATAATATGTAATTCTCATACTTTTGCAATGGGGTCGTTACTACGGAGTAGTAAAAAGTCATTTTTCATCATCTACCTCAACAGACTTGAAATTATGCCCGCATTTATAACAACTGTGATACCGGATCGGCGGGTGCGTTGAGTAACAGCGAGTATTTTTGCTTTTGCATTTCGGGCATCGGATAGGAATAAAACGAACGCCGTAATCCGATGAATCATTCGGCGGGCGGCCGAACGGCTTCTCCCGGGGCTGGGAACTCCCGCCGTTATTCAGCCAGTTTGATTTTCTTTCTATCCATCGCCCCATTAAATCCACGACCCTTTCGTTTTGCGAAGCCACCCGCCGCGGCCTGACTCATCCGTAACCGGCTGATGAACCCGGGGTGAATCCTCCTTGCGCATATTAAGGGCCCGAATGATATCCGCGGCCGCCAGCGCGTATACCTCCGCGTCCAGATAGTGGTTGGCCGCGGCTTCTTTCTTTTTCTGCCAGACCTCCTTGGCTTTTCCGGTCGTACGATTGCGGATGAGAACTTTATGCTCGGAAGTAAACTGCATCAGATAATCGTCTGCAGGGTTCTTGAAGATATGCCACTTGCCCGGATTCTGTGAAGTCACAAGGCGGTTGATCTTGTCTTTATATTGCGTGACGTTTAAATTCCACAACACAAGCCCGCCCGGAATGACCGCGCCAGTGCGGGAATTGATATCGATCTTGTTCGGGCGGTAGAACCGGCCGCCGGTAATTTCTTCAAGCCCTTTAATTGCCTTCGTTTTATCTGCCCACTCACGGCAAAAACGATACACTTCATCCGTCCGGAAACCCGAATCGACACAGGTCATATATACCCCGAGCGTTTCGGCCGAACTTATCCGCTTATATTCTGTCTTGAACAAACTATCTTCGATATCCTGCCAATACTCAACTCGTTCGGCCCGAATAAGCCACGACTCCTCGTAATATCCCCAGCCGCGGATCACGTAATAAAAATGATCTTTCTGCACATCAACACCGGCCGTCAACACCAATACCTCATCCGGAATAACACCCGGATCATAATCGCGCGCCAGATTGCGCACCTTATCAACCGTTGTTTCCTCGATCTTCTCCTCCCATACTTCAGCAAGCCATGAGTTGACGAAATTCATCAGAAGCTCGACATAATCCTTTGACTTCAGAAACTCGGCCGCGATATCGCTCCAAGTCAGCCACGGCGAATAGAGCGAACTCACCCAGAAACCCCGGTTGCGGTTATGCTCGCCTTTCTCCGAGATCCATTCGCCCGCCAGCATCATCTTCTGTTTATGGATATCATCGATGCGCTTCTTGCAATGAGCGCATTCATACCACGCCAGCCGATTGTTCTTGATCCTCTCCGGCGATGATTC